AAAAAAAAAGGAACAAAATGTTCCTTTAATTTAATGTATGAATTCAAATGTTGAATTATCCTCTGATAAATACTTTTCATTACTTGAGATTATTTGTCGTTTTATCCCACTTTCAACCTCTTCAACAAATCCCGGAATATTTTGGTAGTCATTATCAACAACCATTTTATTATTAACAACTTTACCGGCTTTAACTATTCTAATAGTAATTTTAATTTTCCCACCTTCTTCTTTAATATCTGAAATGGTATAACTTACTTTTTTTGCCGTATCACCATAACCCAAAGTCAATAATTTTTTAGAACCAACTAATTCAGATTTAATTTTTGTTGTAAAATTTACCACTTTTGCATTATTAATCTCCTCTAAAGTATAAACACCATACATAAGACCTTTAATATCGTCTTGAGTAACTTTTATAACATCACTCTTTAAATCCGAACTATAACTTATCGGATTAACTTGACTCATTTGTTTTCTTGTAGAACTTGAATAGGTGTCAGAGGTTTTAAACCATTTATCATTAATAAATAAATAAACCGGATACCATCCATATGATGTTATAACATAATACCATTCATTTTTTCTATTAACATCCCATTTACCCTCAAGATTAGACCCTTTGAACGGTATCTTAGCTGAACTATACTCTGAAGCTTTATTATTTGGTGTTTTACTTTGTTTAAATAATCTATAATCTTTGAAGTTCTCTTTAGTTAAATTTTCATAATCCCCATCTTCCCTAAAATTTGCAGTATAAACTTCATAGTAGAATAAAGCATCATTAGATGGTAACCCAAACACATTCATCATTGATTTAATTAAATCAACTAATACTTTTTTAGTCTTTGTTTGATGTTTGTATTTGTTAAGATATTTGAAAAGTAATATTTCCTTTTTTGATAAAGGATTTTCATTTTCACCACCCTCAAGTTGTTCTTTTAATATTTTCTTAATTAAATCTCTCATTTTAGAAATAAGTTTGCTCAAAATATAATACTTGGAATTTATCGTTTTTATCAATTAAATTACTAGCATTGATTAAATCATTGTATTCTACAACAGCATTTTTTTGAAATTTTCTAAATTTAGTTAAAACATCAAAAGTTGTGATATCATCATTAAATAATGATTGTGAGTTTTTATTATACTCATTCATTAAACCTAACTCCATTTTATATGCTCCGTGAACAATATCAATTAGGTTAGAAAAATCGTGTTTAGTTGGAGCTTGGGGTATTTCCGGTTGAACATTAAAATCCACCATATATTCCTGTAGAGTTTGAGCGTGGGTTAATTCATCCGCCGCCTCATTTGTGAAAAATTCCGCAGCTTTTTTATAATTCATATCCTGACACCAATTGGCCGCCGCTCTATAATAATAATGTGCCGTATATTCATCTTTAATTCTGTCTGTAAGAATTTTAATTGTTTTTGTATCTAATTTATACAAAGTAACTTTACTAATTTTAGTCAAAGTATTATCAGCCTCACTTATTATTTCGTCGTTTGATGACATATTCTTAATCTGTTGGAACATTTTGTCCGTTAATGATTTATTTTCCATATTTAATTATCTTTATTTTCCAATTATTATGTCACTATAATCTAATTTATTCATACCGTCAATTTCTTTCTCATCAACAACCTCATCATACATAAATGCTTTCACAACAGATGTTATACTTTCTTCAGATTGAGCAATTTTACTTTCCATCCAATCATCAAGTTGTTCTCCATCTTCTAAATGTTCCCACATTTTATGGGCTAAAGTCGCTATCATAAATAACTGTTGTTTTGCCATATACGAACCTTTACCATCATTCTCTTTGATGGTTTTCATTTTGTTAACCAACTTTTCAAGTTGTTTTTCTGTTAATATAATGTTTTTCATAATCAGTTTATTTATAAATATATCATAAAACAAAAAACCCCCACTATTGTGAGGGTTAATTTTGGACCGACAGATGTCGGCGACTCCACCATCCTATTTTTAAAGAGAATCAGGAAAACTCCGCACTTGTTGATACTCTGAGACCATCAATATTTTTATCATAATAACTTGAAATATTAAATGAACTATGTCTGTAATTAGGTTTCTTGCGTTGTTCTTCCATATAATTGTCATCCAACACATAACCATCCGGTTGACCCCATTCTAACGCCATCTTAATAAACTCTTCAGTGTCTTGTAATTCACCATATTCATCAATGATTCTACCTGACCGGATGAACTTCAAAAGTTCTTCTTTATTACTATAGAATTTATTGTCTTGGAAGTTCCAAAGGAATTTCCAACCACCACTTCTCTTTCCAATATGAATTTTCATACCATCAAGGAACTCATCCCAAGCAGACCATCTCTCAAAACCTTTTTCGGTTGTTCTAAACTCATTATAAATGTTTTCCGGACTCCATATATCCAAATTAGATATTTCATCAACCAGCTTAAGGTATTTCTCTCTAACCTCAGTTGCTTTTGGTATTTTATAGTAATTCGTGCTCATAATAATTTAATTAAAATATTCATTTTTATTTATCCTCAATATCCAAGTAACCCACTATCGCTCCCACACCGGTTATACTAGCCACCGTATATACAGCCTCAGCCTTACCTATTGGTTCCCAATTACACTGAAGAGCTTTTATAATACATTTAACCTCACCCACAATCAAAACTACCACAATCAATATTGCTATGATTCCTGTTTTCATAATATTTATTTTTATTTAGTTACTAACGCCTCTACTTTACTTCTCATATGGTCTGCCAAATCATAATCATTAACTGATGTTACGATAATGGAATCCACCAAATATTTATAAGGGATGTGGATTAAAAAATCCATCCCGTTAAAGAACGATAAATCATTCTTTAACTCAATACAACCTTGAATCATCTTCAAAAATAACTTGAATTGAGTAGTATCCACAAATGTTTCGTGTAATAGTTTTCCGAACTTCTCGTTCTCAATTCTAATAGTGTGAGTGTTTGTTGTCATATGTTTTAGTTTCTATGGTACAAAGATAATTCTTTTTTTAATAATACCAAACTTTTTTTAATATTTTTCAATATTATATGAACCACAGATTCTGTGCTCTCTATTATACTCATCTTTGAATGTAATACATCCGTTTTTCTCCACATATGTATTAGTGAAAAAATTTGTGTTTTGAGTTCTATTACCCGAAATGGTAATTTCATAATAATGTCCATTTATTGAGACACGACTTACCATATACATTCTGTGTCCAATAATAACAAAAACAAATAAAAAAATAACACCCACCAAAGTCAATAACTTACTTACCATATTAATTTAATTTAAATTCCCGACAAAGATAATACTATTTTTAATATAAACAAAAAAACCTCAACAAATTTTACTCTGTTGAGGTTTTTATTATACCAACCATAGAAAGGGGTTGTTGGCTGAATGAATATATAAATATGTTGTAAAATTAGAAAAGTTAATCTTTTTTTAACAATCTCGTAATTAATTTACATAATTGGTCTGATTTATTATCAAATGGTAAGTTTTCAAGGTTAAAATACCCACATTCGGTATGTTCTTCGCCATCTTTAGCATTTTCTAAATCCGGATTTATTGGTTCGTCTGTCTCCATCATAAAAACATACATCAACCCTTTTACTTCCGAACCTTCACGATTATATCTCTTAACAAACCCAACTAATTTTAAATCATTATCTAATGTATAGTTAGTCTCTTCTTTGAATTCGCGTTTCACTCCATCCATAGGGTGTTCCCCCTTTTCCAAATGACCACAAGGAATACTCCATTGTCCTGGTAATTCACCTGTAGCGTTTCTTTTACAAAGCAAAACCTCGTCACCACATTTAACTATTACTCCGGAATATCGTTTAACCTCTTTCATTTTATTAAATTTATGATATTTATCTATATGATTATAAATATAGGCAATTCAGAATTCAATGTCAAAGTAGTTTTTTCAAAAAAAGACACATCAAATGGTATGATGGGTAAGAGATTTGATAAAACTTTTAATGGTATGTTATTTTTAATGTCTGATGGTCAACACGGATTTTGGATGAAAGATTGTATAATACCTTTAGATATAATTTTCATATCCGATAATGTAATTACAAAAATATACCATAACTGTCCACCTTGTAATACCGAAGAATGTAAATCATATATTGGTGAAGGAGATACAATCCTTGAAGTTCAAGGAAATACCTGTAAAAAATTGGGTATTAAAATTGGTAATAAAGTATCCGCATAAAAAATGACCCATTATAGGTCATCTCTTATTTTTCATATTATATCAAACCCTTTACAGCATTTCCTAACAATGGAGCTAATAGAGCAGTTATTGGGTCAGACCCTGTTTTAGGTTGAGTTGGAGGTGTTGGTTTCATTTCCTTATTTTCACCACCAAATTCACTATTAAACAATTCTTTATTTTTTGGGTCACTATTAAATTTCTCAACCTTTTGGTCTATGTCCGTAACCTTTTGTTCCAATTCATCCGGACCAACAAAATTATGAATACCTAACATATCTAATAATGCCAAATACCATTTACTTCTTCTCATCAACGACCTTGTCGCTGCATTACCACCAATTCTTGGAACACCACCAACAAGTCTATTAAGGAAGGATGGTTTTAACGCCTCATAACCTCTGAAAGCCTTGAATTTACCTGTCGCACCCATTTCTTTACTTGCTTTAGTAAATAATTTCACATATTCTTCCAATAAATTAACAAATCTACTACCTAAATAAGGAACTTTACCAATAGAAGACCTTAATGTAGTTATTAATTTCTCACCCCAAGCCGGAGATTTTTCCACCATTTTAGCAATTGGCCCACCAACTGATTTGGCAGCTCCAGCAACTTTAACAGCATCACCAGTAAGAGTCGCCGCTTTAAACGCTTTTGCTCCTTCACCACCTAATTTCATAACACCCACAACCGGTTTAGCTATAATATCACCAAAAATAGGTAAAGCAGCTATAAAAGATAAAATCGCAAACAATTTATCTCCTTGTCTCCAATAACTAATACCATTAACTAAATCCACAACTCCTGTTGGGTCAAATATACCCGCAATATCGCCAACGGTATTATACCATTTTGACTCTGAAAGTAATTTTTTCTTTTCAGGGTAAAGAGTTTTCATTACCTCAACAACAAAAATTTTCTCACCACGAGTTAAACCTTCCCACTTTTCAGTTAACTCATTAATTTGATTTGATTTTTTCATAATTAATCTAACCCCAAGAAATGAATACCTTTATCAATAATACTACCTTCTTGAGATACACAACTTTTAAATATTTGAACATCCGAGTCAGGCATTTTATTTTGTGTTGAAGGTCCCCAAATACCGTCCACAGGATAAACACCAATTTTAGATTGGTATTTACTCAACGCTTGTTTAACACTATCACCCAAGAGTCCATCAACCTTTAGTGGTTGATTCTTATCATCTCTGTGTCCTTTTTTATTTAAAAAACATTGAATACCTTTCTTTAATTCAGGACTTTCATTTTGTTCAGTAACCAATCCGTATATAGAACGGATATCACTTCTTTCTTCTTCGGAAATTATAAATCTTTTTGCCATAATAAATCTTTTAGTTATAAATATACCGAAAACAAAAAAGAGGTTATAACACCTCTTCTTTTAATTCTAATTTTGTCTGTTTCTTATCATCAATGAATGCTTGAACTCTTTTCCGAGCAACTTCCGTATAATCCGGAGATAACTCAATTCCAATCCATCGTCTCTCTAATACTTCTGCCGCTACAGCTGATGTTCCACTTCCCATAAAGGGGTCAAGAACAATATCATCCTTATATGTAAGTATCTTAATCGCCTTCCCTGGTATATCCATTGAGAATGTGGCTTTAGTTAATGATTTAGTATCTGCAAAATATTCCCACCTTCCAAACACCAAGTTCATAAACTCTTTCTTGTCCTCATCCTTATAAACCATCTTATTTTTGATGGTTCCATCTTCCTGAATTACTTTAGTTGGTTCTCCCTCCCATTGGGATTGTCCTTTAAGTAATTTCTTACTCGTTTTCTTATAAGCCAATATGATACACTCTTTTGGGTTATAAATATAGGGGCTCGACGCTGACATCCATGAGTTACCACACCACACTAATTGTCCTGATTTTTCAACTAATAATGTTTTATTAGGTACTGACACACAATAAACTTTATCATCATAATCAATTGTGGTAACATTTTTTTTCTTTATATAACTTTGTTCTTTGTTGAGGATTTGAATTGTTGTCATTGGGTAATTAGATTTTATTATTTTACCATTCCAAAGTCTATCTTTCGCAAAATAACTATATAATGAACAAATTCTCCCCGATTCAAATAATAATCTAAGAATTTGGTCTTTCATTATCTCACTACATACAGAAATTTTCCACAATTCATTGTCTTTAGTAAAAGACCCATCACCATAAAATATCCATAATAATAATATTTCTTTCTGTCTTTTAGACATATTAAAAACATAATCAGGTATTGTTCTTAAATTTTTACTTTTTGTATCAAGTAAAAACGACGCCAATTGTTTTGAACAACAAAAATATTCGTTTTTTTGTTTTTTATATTCAAAATTAAATGGCAATCTCTCCAACAATTCTTCAATTTCTTTTAAAAATTTTATTTTTGTTTGATAAATAGATATTTTGTATATACCTCGTTTAACATCATACGTTAATGAACCATCTGTTAGAAAAATACCTAAAAATCTCATCCAATCATCCGCATCAACAATTACCGAATCTTCATTTCTATATATTTTTTTACTTCTTAACCCATACTCTACAGGAGGTATCACAACAGTTTTCACATCCACAACATTATTTAACCCATTATGACTTCTAGGTATTGTGAAAACCTCTTGAGTTATCTCATTAAATGGTATAACGTCTATTTTAGAGTTGTCTACTCTAACCATATTATGGTTTTCTGTTATAGTAAGATTAACCGAACGAGTTTTAATATTTACTAATTTACCTTTAAATGGTTTTTCAATATAATCAAAAGCCTTTTGATACTCAATTTCTTTAGTTGTAGGATTTAATGTCATAAATAAATCCGTCTTAATATCAACATCCTTAAAAAATTTAAGACCATTATTTGTCATAACTTTAGTTTCATTATCATAACAACCCCAAGCAGTTTGTCTCACTCTATGTGGCGAATCTTCAGTAAGGTCAACCATTCCGTAGAATTTAAAACCAACTTCCTTCATCTTCATCCAAAATTCCGCATTAAACAAAATTCTTCCACCTCTTTCTTGGACATTCACTTCTATTGGAACATTGATGGCAATTCTTCCGTCGTCCTTTAACACTCTATACGCTTCAGTTAACCATTTTGTTGTAAAATCCCAATACTCATCCATTGGAATACTATCATTATACACATCGTATTTGATGTTAACCCCGTAGGGAGGCGATGAAACCACTAAATCAATACAACCTTCAGGAAATGTTCCCATAACCTCAACACACTCACCATTTATAATCTTTCCTGTCTCTATCATACTATTCTGTTAATTGGTATTCCCAACCATCTTCTTTTTTTATTGGTGTAATCTCTAAATCTAAAAATACTGGTGTTAATTCACCCGCATATAACCCTAATATATTATAATCATAAAACTCTTCAGCCTCACCATAAGTCATTAAGTCTCTTTCTTGTAGGATGTGTAATATTCTTGGTTTGGAATATAACATTTTCCTTCCCGAAGAACCAAAATCCTCAACAATCCCAATGATAGCATCCTCTAACCCATCTAATAGAACCGCGCCTTCAGCGTATTCATCAATATCAACTAATACTTTCATTATTTATTTTCTAAATTTTCAATTCTACGATTAAGATACCAAGCCGCCTTGAGTAAATCTTCCAATTCTTTCTCCGGATATTTCTTACCCGCTCTAGAGATATATTTCACCGTATTACCCAAATGAAACCCTAAATCCCAATTTTCTATCACCTTAATAGCTTCATATGGATTATCTACTCCCCCATAATGGTCGGGGTTTTTTACCATTTCTTTACTCATCTTTTGTAATATTTTGACATAATAAATTAATTTCTTCCGGTTTAATAACAAATCTAAATTTAACAATCATAAGACCATCATCATTATATGATGAACCAATCTCCATATTAGACCCTTTAACTAACATATGTAATCCACCAACTAAATCACCTACCGGACCCAAAAATTTAAGGACAATAGTTGTTATCTTTGTTAAATCTTTTGGATTAAATGTGTATTCCACAGTTTGATAAATTTCTGTAGTAAAAATAAAATCCTCACCTACATTTTCAATATGGAATTTATTAAAAAGATATTCAGGAACATTTACTTCCTCATTAAAATTTATCACAAACCAATTTTTTCGTATTGGCTCAAACGCAACTAAATTACCATATTCACTCATAATTTTACTATATAATATTTACCCAATTTTATACTCTTTCTATAACCCTGTCTAACAGAAAACAACGGTTTTGTTGTTATTTTAAACCCAACCCCACTCTTACCTGAAGTAATATAAAACTGAGTTTTAGATTTACCTATTAAGAGGGGAAAGTTAAATATTCTAACCACTGTTTGACTACAACCACTACCAATATGATATGTTTTTTTAGATAACCACATAATAATCTTTCGCTGTTTTACTTTCTACAATAATACCGGATTCTATCAAAAAATCCAGCTCTTTTTTTGTTTCTTCAATATTCTTTTTAAGAATATATTTTGAAATGTAAGTTATGTGGATTGGTTGTCTTAATTTACCAATCAAATTGTTAATTTGTTTTTCGTCCATAATTAAGTTTTTCTTTAATTTTATCTTCAGTTAATCCTTTATCATACCATTTATAAACTTTAGACGATATTTTATCCGACAGAATTAACATATCCGATTTAAACAACAAAGTTAAACCTAAATTATTATTAAAACAATTTTTTATTGATTTTTTATTAATTATTCTTTTATTAAATCCCATTAAGATAATAATCTTTTATTTTGTTTTCCACTTTGACTTATATACGCTAATATTTTCCTTTTAAAGATTGGTACTAATGTTTCCTCTAATGGAAAAATATCACTACAAAAAACTTCAAATAATGGATGTGACTCTTCATTATTCTTTTCATAAGTTTTAGAAAATTTAGATATAATTTGGGGAATTGTCAAATCGTCTTGGATGCCTTCGTAAACTAATTTTAATGATGTTTTAGTTTGGTTCTTTGTTTTGTAAATTTTTCTTGTAGTATATTGCCAAATATATAATTTATCCGGTAATTTGTAGTAAAAAAACCCTGACTTGTTTGATAAATTATTTTTGTTTTTTTTCATCACAACATCTATAGAGTCATAAACAATACTCCAAATAGATTTTGCAAAATTAAAATAGTCGTATAATTGGGGTTGACTATTTTTTAAAATTTTTCGGTATTCAATTACTTCTTCGTCCGCTAGCACGGGAATATCTTTAACTTTTAAATCTGAAAAAATTAATTCATCATCTTTTGATGATAATTTTCTATCAATATAAAGTATTTTGTTTTGTGTCAATAAGGTTTGCATATTACCCAAATGTAATGAAAGCTCAATAAACATTGGGTAAACCTCCATTCTCTCAAGATGTTTATTCATCTTTTGAAAATAGTCTAATAAGACATATTGTTTTTGTTCTGCGTCAAGCACACCATCAAATAACCAATCGGTATTCATTATAAATGATGTCTTTTTATTTTTTTGTTTCTTTTCCATATATCACTAATTTAAATATATGAAACCATAATGAATAAATGAATAGTTTTTAACCAACTCTCATAACATAATATCTAGTATTGTTAACAACTACATCATCATATGTACCATCGTATCCATTCATCATACCCCAACCATCTTCATCAACCAATCCTTGAGCTAAAGCGTCTTTATCAATATAATCCTCAATACTTAATCCAAAATCACTCATATAAGATGTAATATCATTTTCAACATCTTCTAACATTGAGTCTACCTTATTATCAATCATATCTTGAGATGGTTCCATATCAACCTCAATATTATCTAATTCTTCTTGAAGATAGTTTATATGGTCTTGTGTTTGTTCATATTCTGTTGAGTCCGAATCATCTATATTTCTTAATCTTTCTTCATATTCCTCAATTTCAGATTCAAGTTGTTCTTTTCTTTCTTCTTGTTCTGAGGTTAACTCAAAATCCTCTTCACTAAAATAGACATCCGGTTCATTAGCTATATCATTTTCATAAAAATCTCTAAAATAATCAAGAACCTCATCTTCATTAATATAACCATCAATAAAACCACTTCTAAAACCCTCAACACCCATATCATCAACTAAATTTTTTGAGTATTCTAATGCCGAAGTTTCCATCTCATCTTCAGTACCAACAGAATATTCTCTACCTTTAAATCCTGGTAGTAAAACCTCAAATTGGGATAAACCATAATAACTGTAATTACCAGGGTACATATCGTAAACATCCGCAACATCTTCTGTTAACCCATCAATTTCTTCTTGAACTTCCTCAATAGTATTTAATATTTCAACATTTTCATCGGGGTCACCTTCTCTATCTTCATCTTCATATTGAGCTTCAAGGTCTTCTTTCTTTTTTATTAATACTGATAATTTTTCTTTATCATCCTCGTCTAAAACTTTTATATCCCCCTCTTGTTCTAAATATTCTAATAACGCTTGAGCCTTCATACCTAACTCGTCTTCCTTTTCAAGACTCCAATCATCACCATCTCTATATTCATTCATGGTTTCTTTCTTGTTATTTAACTCCTCCAATTCTCGTCTTTTTTCTCGAGGTGAACCGTAATCACTAACATAACCTTTAACTTTCGTATTTGATACATCAGACACACTAGTACGACTAATATCTAAATTTCCGTCAATATATCCAATATTACCCAATGAAGTTGTCGGTGTATTTGCAAGATTTAAATCACCGGTTATCCATATTGGTTTTCCACCAAATTTTTTAAGATTTGTGACAGAATTACCATTGTAACTAGTTAAAACCATTAAATCCGTATATTCTTTAGGGGTCATTTTATAATAATCGTCCTCAACTTGTTCAACAATTGTTTTAATAAAACGATATAACCCTTCTTCCGTAAGTCTAATTTTTCTACTCATAATAATAAATATGTAAAATTAAAAAAAAATCTTTACATATTACTATTATAATAGATATTTATAGATATAAACATTTAAAAAAATATATCATGGGATGCGGTTGTAAGGGAAATTCAAATCAAACACAAACAACACAACAAACGAGTGAGTCTCAACCTAAAGCGCCTGAGCCAAAAACTCAGCCTATACAAGAGTCAATTCGTAAAGTTGTTGAGAAATATTATAATAAAAAATAATATTTATTGTGTTAAAAATTTAAGGGACTTTATGTCCCTTTTTTTATTTTCTATTTAAAATTAATATTATTTTAATTATTAATTGGTGTAAGTTTAAAATTATGAAATATATTAACAAAAAATCAAACAGAGGTATCGTGAATTTATTCTCTGATTACCTACTAAAAGAATTAACTAAAGAAAACAATATTGACGCTGTTATAGAAATAACCGATTGTGGTAAATTTTTTATTGTTAATGGATTAACTAATTCAAATAAGATATTAGATATGACTAAATTAAAATCTTCTTTCTTGGAAGAATATAAAGAACTATTAACAGAATTTGGTTATACACAAATAAACATTATTGATGTAATTACTTATGGTCAAGAATTAGTTAAAAAATCTGAATATACTTACGAGTTTTATGATTCAGTTAGACCAATATATTCACAGTCCACTATTGATTATGCGTTAAAAGATAAAGAAGGATTAAAATATCATTCTATCTCTGATACTAATGGTTTAACCCTTGAATTAGATTATTCTGAAGAAAACACTCAAGATTTAACAACTTTTAATTATTCACCTTTGAATATCACATCTGAGTTTCCACACGGATATAGTTTAGATATGGGTAGATTAGAATTTTATTATTCAGAATATATCGCTAATCATTTATTTTGTCACTCAATCACCGATAAAATACAATTCAAATATTCCAACATTAAAAATAATGATGACGATTATATGATTAACATTAATACAACATCTGTCCATAATAATGAATCTATCGTTTCAATGGTATTAGATGTGTTTGATTTTGATATGTTGAAATTTAAATCTACAATAAAATCATATGATATTATAGAAGACTTAATAAAACCTTTCGATAAAAAACCTTGGTTAATAAAAGACCGAATAAAAGATTTAGTTATTTTTTAACTAATATTTGATTAAAAAGTGTATAATGGATTTGAATAAGTGACCACATTATTCACAACGGTGATAACATCAGCAGAATATGAATTATCTGACACACCATTAACTATTGGAGATGCTTTAATTGTATACGATGTTAAATCGTTAATATCGGGAAAACTTATATAATAATCATAAACACTTATCCTAGTTAACCCTGGCTGATAAAGTTCCCCAATTCCTGTTATATCACAAGTTTGTGCCGATAATGAAGGTATCGGTGTGTATGAGACACCTGAGCCTGAAAACGGCATTGTCACATTAGTGTAATCCCCAAAATACCAGCTTCCATTAACAGTACCACCTGACTGACTGTAAGTATACTCAGTCATGTGCCATTCCATAACCATTGTTGATTCAGTATATCTTGACCCCGTGGTGCTACTAAAATTTTCATTATTTGTTGACCCTGTTGATGAATTATTAATTGTGTTAGTAAAATAATCAAGATAATAATTACAATTTTGGTCACAAGACCCAAATGACATATTTTTTGATATTGTCGGCATTGTCATGTCTAATGTGTAATTACCTGTCGTACCACCTGATGTCATAACAAATGACGGGTGAATATAATACTTAATTTGTGGAGTTCCATCCCCACAAATTTGAGTTGGACTTGTACTCTTAGGTACTGATAATTGGATATATTTATAATAACCAATATTTGTTGACGGATATGTCATTCCAGAATAGAGTAAAATAGCGTTATAATATGTTGATAAGTCTGATAAATCACTAAATGTCATATTAATTATCCCTTGTCCCATTGAAACAGATTTTTGAAACGAAATTAAATTACTATTGTTTGTCGAACAGACACCAACCTGATTACCAGAACCCTGCTGACTACAACTACTAGTCAGACCATTAAAAGTCCGTTGTCCGACACCTAAATTAGTAGTATCATCAATATAATTTATTCCAAACGCTGTTTGAGTTGTATCATATAATCCGGTATTTGCCATATATTTTCCAATATCAGAATTAGTTATACCATTAGTTGGACATCCACTTATAGAAAAACTTACTGTGGTTGAATTACAACTACCACTAATATTGTTTAATGTTGAAACTTTTATTTTATAAGGTGTGTTAATATAATCGTATAAACATAATGAACAATCAAATGTGTCTAAACAAGTAAAATAAAAATCCCAGTTTGTCTGTGGATTAGTTTGATTAGGTGTTACTTCTAAAATTAAATAATCACCAATATTAGTTGTAATATTTTCTAAAGAAGTGGTTTTTGTAAAATAAAATGAGGTATATAATGATGACTGTGTTTTACCCGATTTATGATAAGTTAATGGAATTAAATTGCTAGATGGAACATCAAAACCAATAGTATAATATTCAAGAACAATTGGTTCGCTATATGATGAACCATAAAAAGTTATTTTTAATGAGTCGGATTTGTCAAAACCACAAAATTTCCAAGCAAAATAATTAGTGGTGTCTGATAATTCAAAAGTTGATGTTAATTTTAATGGTGTGACACCTGCCGATGCTCCTGAAAAATTAACTCTGTGTGTATAATTACCTGATTCCAAACCATTATCACAAGTAAACGGTAATACATTAACAGTTGATGTATTAAAACACTCTAAATTAGCCTGAATAAAACCGGGTTCTTCTGTTTGTGAATAATTTAAACCATTTATGGTTATTTTATCTATAACCGGAGTGTATGTTCCGGACGGTTGCATGGGTGAAGAGTTTCCAACTAATGGATGTGTGTAATTATAAGGGATAAATTCAGTACCATATCCTGATGCGAATATTGGTGTAATAAAATCACCATCTTTGTACCAGTTTATTCTATAATTAGTTATGTTGTTATCACAACTACCTGTTAAATTACCAGCAATTATTCGACTGATTAAATCTGTTGAATAAGAATCAAAAGATAAATCACAAGTCGTACATAAGTCGTTACACTCTAATACAATATTACAACAATAATTATTTGAAGATATTAATTTTAATGTTGTTGTTCCATCGGGAATTCCTGTCAAAATTAAAGGACAATTATCTGACGTAATTTGACTTAATGTGACGGCAGTAAATGGTACTGAATAACTATCAAAATCCGAATAAATAGATATTGGGTCAATTAAGGTTGTTGTTCCGGTATATGATAAACAAGTTGACGCTGAAAATGACATATTTTTTTTTTAATTTTTAATTTTTTTAATTTAACACACAACATTAGTAAAACTATAACCTGACATGCCACTATCCACACATTCAGTTTGTGGTGATGTTGGTGTTGGCGTCATTGTAGGAGTTTGAGTATTAGTTGGTGTTTGAGTTGGCGTTATTGTTGGAGTTGGCGTTATTGTTGGAGTTGGCGTTATTGTTGGAGTTGGTGTCATTGTAGGAGTTGAACATTCAGAATAGATTTTAAAGTCCTCACACCCATCTGAAGTAATTAATTTGATTCCCACCGATGATGAGTTATCAAATTGTGGTGGTAAAAATAAAGTCACATATGGTGGAGGCGGTGAATTAATTACCGAAACCAAAATACATTGATTCCCATATACATCACAAGCGTAAACCGTGTATGGTGGATTTAATCCCGATATTGTATATATTACAAGTGTTTTCATTATTAATCTTTAAATAAATGAGTCGCAATAGTATATGTCGACCGGTGTGTTATCAGTTACTGATTGTCCTTGCACTACCATTTAAAATTTTGTAGAAATTTTCATAGCATTATAAGATAATACATTCGAACCATAATTATTCGCACAAAATAGTGAGAACCAATATCCCGTCCCCGGTGTTAATCCTGTCACATATGTTGAATTTATACCATATACCAATGGTAAGTCAAAATAATTATCTGAAAGTAGTGGAGGTTTATTAACTGGACTATAATAGATTCTCCTGACTGTTAAATCCAATACCCCTGATGAACAATTTGTATTCGCAGACCATACATCAGTATTAACCGGAATGCTTGTTTGAGTCGCCGGAAGGTAACCTGGCTGAGTAGGTTGAGTTTGTGGAAAACTCATTTGCGAAGGTCGGGGTTTTAAATCAGCGTTAAGACACGTATTGCAAGTAGTAAATAAACATTCTAAAACCCCCACAAAATAATTGCCGGAATTACTTATAACATTAAATAATGGGTTTAATATTGGACGCCCATTAGAAATATACCTAAATTCCCAACAAGTATTATCATCAGTTTTTCTTAAAATTTGACCAGGAACAATTGTAAATCCTGGTAATAATTGGACAACGTATTGATTAGTGTTAGAACAATTTCTATATACATAGTATTTTTGTGGTAGTGTTTGAGTAGGTGTCATTGTTTGTGTCATTGTTGGAGTTGGTGTTTGTGTTTGTGTCATTGTTGGAGTTGGTGTTTGTGTTTGTGTTGGTGTTGCCGATGGTGATGGAGGTATGGTACCATCTGTTGGTGTAACCGTTGGCGTAACCGTTGGTGTGGGTGTTATTGTTGGAGTTTGAGTTGGTGTGGGTGTTATTGTTGGAGTTTGAGTTGGTGTGAGTGTAGGAATTACAATTAATTCCATAGGATTATTTAAAGTACATACCGTTATTGCCGTATAATCAAACCAAAAATCCGTTGTTATTGCAGTATATGACCCAGCAGGTAAATTCCGAATTGCCGATGATATACTACCATATTTATTATCACTTCCACTACTCCATGTAGTTGTGTATGGTGGTGTACCACCACTTATTGTTACCGAAGCTTTACCATCAGTCGCTCCATGATAAGATGGGTCTTTTGTATCATTTGGATTACAACCAACACCCATCGGAAAAATGGTTATTACATCACATTCATTTGATAGAGTATAACTTTTTACTGTTGGTGATGGAGGAGAACAACTAACGGAAACATCACTAGCAATACAAGTAACACAATCATCATAGTTTGTTAATGTCGCATTACTTCCATCATACATCTTTGAATTACTTGAGATAGGACCATTAATTACATATCCACAAGCCCTAAATCCAGATATTACAACAGAATAAGTCTCATTAAGATTAAGCGTATACGGGGTATTAAGTAACCCAAAATAATTATCAGAATTAATTGTTTTGGTACAACAAGTTTGAAAATAATAAGTCATTGTCTCTTTATATATAAATAATCATTTATTTGATTTTTAACTAAAAAGATACAAACAATTTTATTTTTATAAATGGAACAAAAAAAATCCCCAATCAAGGGGATTATATTTTAATATTAAATCGTTAGTGGTTATCTATTTCGCTCTCTTTTAAGTCTTCTTGCATTAGCCCTTTCTGAACCTGAACACCCTGGTTTATCATTTCCAAACCCACATAATTGACCATCGTAAATATCCACTTCAGGACCTGATTGTCGTTTTTCTTGCCATTTCCAATAATCCTTTTCAGTTTTACCTGGATTAGCAGCTATCCAATTATCTATTCTCGCTTTTCTAGCCGCCTCAATTGGTGCTAATCTAGCAGCATTCGCTTGTTTTTGTTTTTCTCGAGCTTCTAAATATTTTTTAACACGCTCCGCATTTTTTTGTTGCGGAGTTAGAACTGTTGTGGTTGTAGGTGTTGCCGCACTTGTTACGGGTGTAGTACCACTCGTCACAGGTGGTGTGGTTTGTTCAACCAAAAAATTATACTGGGATTCATTAATTATTATTTTCATATTAATAAATATCCCATAAATAAATAAATCCCCAATCAAGGGGATTTATTTATTTTCCAAAATGTTCTTTGATTATCGCAATTCCTTCATCAATTTCATTGTAATCTCTTTCGGGAGCAAATAATAAACTATTCGGTTTAACATCCGGAGATTCAACAATCATAAATGCAGGAACAAAATCATTTTCTGTTATCTCCACAAACATATCGTATTCGTCCTTATGTTCATTAATATCTCTTTCAACAAAGAATATGTCGGACTCCACTAGTTTGTCCTTCATTTGGGTACAAAAAGGACACCCTTCCATTGTGAAAAGAATTAATAACTTATCCATTTAGTAAGTTATCCACTAA